CGTATGCGTACTACTGACGATGATAGAATAAGAGCGTACGTTTCTAACAGAGAAACAATACCTGGAGACAAAGAAGACTTTGTAACTGATCTTATGGAGGATCTTGATGTTCCAACAGAATCTAAATTAAATTTAATGGGAGCAAACGAGATAGAAAGCAAACTTATTCGTGAGATGGAAAACATGAGGGACGAAGCTCGCGCAATGACTGAGATAAACATGGCAGAACAAAACCAAGTTTCAGGAATTATGGATGCGTTTAAAAGATTAATAGACGACGGTGAAGATCCAGTAGAAGCTACTAAATTTTTAAGAGATGCTTTGAAAAGAACAACGACAAAACAAAAAGACGGTGGTCGTGTACATGCAGCGTTTGGTAAGTTTATTGGTGAGGGTATCATGCAAGCAGCTAAACTTGCTAACAAAGGTATTAAACCTTTTGGTCAAAAACAAACTTATAAACAAAAGATAGATATAAGAGGTGTGTCTAATGACCAGTTTAATGAAATATTAAAAAAGCAATTAGCACTAATTCCTGACGAAGTTGTTGATGAACCAACAGGCAGAGCTCTTAAGTTTGGTTTAGATGAGGCAGAAGATATACTGACAGGTGTAAAACTTGGATTACTAAACCCAGGACAAAGAAAAAGAATAGCTGAAAGTATGACAGAAAAAGTTAAAAACCAAATTTACGAAAATCCTGTACCTGGTTTAAACAATGAATATTTAGAATACATGGATGACGCTATTGGTAGAATGGAAGATTTATTTGAAATAGAAAGACTAGGTGGTGATCTAACACCAAAACCAGTTAAAGGTGCACCTGAGTTTATACAACCAGATTTTACACAATTGAATAGATTAAGGGAAAAAGAAAAACTTTTATTAGATCCGGAATTATACAAGCAAGGACAAAAAGCAGTTAAAGATTTACAAAAGCAAGGAGTTATGGACGAAACTGGAGGAATACCCACAAATGTCATTCCATTTAAGCCAAGAGATAAAAAATTTAAAGGGGGTATAGCCGGTTTACTAAAAAGACTAAACCCACAGTTAGAAAAAGACATGGTTAAAACAGGTCCGTTCCAAACAGGACACAGAGCAGACATGCTAGGTGATATGCAACAAATTAAAAACAGAGCAAGAGATGAAAAATCAGGACTAGAAGTATTTGATGAGATGGAAGAAATGATTATAGATTCACCACGCTACAATGAAGCTGCAAAAGGTGCGTTTATGAAATTGATTGATTATGAAAAATTCAGAGCTATGTTGCTAGACGATAATATTAAACTACAAAATATGATGGAAATTGATCCTGAAGGAACAGAAGGATTTATACAAATGCTTTATAGAAGAGAAGGATCACAATCATCAATGTTTGCAACAGGTGGTATTGTTAATACTCTTGCAGCTCCAGAAACTACAGTAGCGCAACGAAATGCAATGACTAATGAAGACCTTTTTTCAAAAATGAATAGTCCTTATGCGCAGCAAGTAGCACAGGCACCTTCAACCATGTCGTTTTTTAGTAGCCCAGCGTTTAAAGAAGCACAAGAACGTAGTCAACAATTTCAGTTAAAACAAGACGAAGCGCAACAAGCTTTTAGAATGCAAGAAATGCAAGCTCAACAAGGGCTAGCAGATACATATGCTGGCATGCAAGACTTTCAAGGAATAGGCATGCAGTTAGATCAACAAATAGATAATTTAGGAAAAGGTTTATCTCAAGGACAACAACAGATACAACAGCAAATAGCACAGATGAATGGACAACAAAGTCTTAATGGCCTTCAGTCTCAAAACGTGTTAAACCTAAACGGCCTAGGAAATTTATTCGGAACAAGGAGCTCATATGGCAATTGATAAAAAAATGCCTGATCAAGGCGTAGATGAATTGAAAGATTCTCAAACGGTCTATGATAAGGAAATAGAACTAGAGGCGCAAGACCCACAACCTTCAAACGTAGAAATGTTTCAAGATGGTGGCGCTGTTGTGAACTTTGGAGAACCTATGCAAGAACAAGCTATGGCAGGACACCAAGAAAACCTGGCAGAACTTTTAGAAGATGATGTGTTAAATGAAATATCAAACGAGGTTATAGAAGCTTACGAAGATTGTAAATCATCAAGAAGTGATTGGGAACAAACTTACGTAAATGGATTAGACTTACTTGGATTTAAATACGAAGATAGAACTGAGCCTTTCCAAGGATCAAGTGGGGCTACCCACCCAGTTCTTGCAGAAGCAGTAACACAGTTTCAAGCACTAGCTTACAAAGAACTTATGCCTGCAGGCGGTCCTGTTAGAACACAGATTATAGGATTAGAAACACCAGACAAAGTAAAACAATCACAGCGTGTAAAAGAATTCATGAATTATCAGTTAATGATAAACATGAAAGAGTATGAACCTGAGTTTGATCAAATGTTATTTAATTTACCACTATCAGGTTCTACATTTAAAAAAGTTTATTACGATGAACTTCTTGGAAGATGTGTATCTAAGTTTGTACCAGCAGAAGATTTATATGTTCCGTACACTGCAACAAGTTTAGACGATACAGAAACTATTATTCACAAAATTAAAGTAACAAAGAACGATATTGTCATGAAACAGCTAGCAGGTGTTTATGCTGATGCTGATTTAGGAGAAAGTTCTGCATATACAGAAAACGATGTAGAGTCAAAAAAAGACGAACTGTCAGGAGTTGATCCAGACAAAAACGAATTATTTACAATATTAGAAGCACACATGCATCTAGAGATAGATGGATTTGCTGATGTAGACCCAGAAACAGGTGAGTCTACAGGAGTCAAGTTTCCTTACATAGTTACTCTGGACGAGGGTACAGGAAAAGTCTTAAGCGTTAAAAGGAACTGGGATGAACAAGACCAGACTAAAAAACGTAAAGATTATTTCGTCCACTTTAAATTTCTACCAGGACTCGGATTTTACGGGTTCGGCTTAATTCACATGATCGGCGGATTGTCGAGGACTGCAACAGCAGCACTAAGACAACTATTAGACGCCGGCACCTTGTCAAATTTACCAGCCGGATTCAAGATGCGAGGCATCAGGGTCAGAGACGAAGCTCAACCGTTGCAGCCGGGCGAGTTCCGTGACGTTGATGCTCCTGGTGGGAATCTTAAAGATGCGTTTATGCCATTACCTTTCAAAGGTCCTGATGGCACGTTATTACAGTTGATGGGTGTTGTAGTAAGCGCCGGTCAACGTTTCGCGAGCATTGCTGATCTACAAGTTGGTGACGGTAACCAGTCAGCAGCCGTGGGCACGACAGTTGCGCTCTTGGAACGCGGATCGCGGGTTATGTCTGCGATACACAAAAGAATTTATGCAGCAATGAAATGTGAGTTTATGTTGCTCGAAGAATGTTTTGTAACTTATCTACCACCGATATATCCGTATGATGTTGTTGGTGGACAGAACCAAATATACAAAGCTGACTTTGACAAAAAGGTAGACATCATTCCAGTTGCTGATCCAAACATCTTTTCACAAACACAACGTATTGCTATTGCACAAAGTGAATTACAGATTGCAATGTCAAACCCTGCTATGCACAATATTTATCATGCATACAGACATATGTATGAAGCGTTAGGTGTAAAAGATATTGATCAAGTTTTACCACCACCTCCAGCGCCAATGGCTATGGACCCTGGTACAGAAAATGTTTTGGCATTGAATGGTAAAAAGATACAAGCCTTCCCAAAACAAGATCACCAAGCTCACATGCGCGCGCACTTAAATTTTATGGGTACAGCAGTTGTAAGAAACAATCCAAAAGCATTGGGTATCTTACAACAAAACTGTATGGAACATATTACGTTGATGTCACAAGAACAAGTTGAAGTAGAGTTTGTAGAAGAAATGGCTAGAATGAAACAACTACAAGAAGCTATTGCACCTGTTCTACAGCAGATACAAGCTAACCCACAAATGCAACCACCACCACAGGTTCAACAGATACAGCAACAAGCTGCAGACTTACAGGTACAAATAGAATCTCGTAAAGCAACTTTGATTGCTGAGTTTATGGATGATTATGCAAAAGCAGAAAAAGAAGTTCTAAACCAAATTGAAAATGACCCACTCTTAAAATTAAAAGACAGAGAGCTAGATATAAAAGCTAGAGAAGATCAGTCACAACAAGAGATGGCAGAAGAAAAATTAAATTTAGAACGAGCTAAGATGCTACAGTCAAAAGAGATAGCAGAAGATAAGATGCAACAAAACGACGAGCATCAAAAACTTAGAGCTGCTGTTTCTTTGGCAAAAGATGGCGTCAAACAAATGAAAGCTGAGTTTAAGGAGGGATAATGAGCATCTTTGCAGACCAAGTATCCATGCCAACTTTTGGGATGACTCAATATAGTGGCGACTGGAGAAGCAAAGCACGTGCAAATATAGCTGCACGTGAAAACGCAATGCTACAACAAATGGCAGAAGCGACAGACCCTCAAACACAAATTGACACGGGGATGGCTCAACTTTCTAGTTTTTTTAATCCAGAAACAGAAGAAGAATCAGACATTGATAAACTAGTTAATGTTTTATCAATGGTAAACCAAGGTGCTGATCCAAAAACTGTAGCTGCTGTTAATGCAGCGCAGTCAGCAGGAGAGGCAGATGCTGCTGATAAAGAAGCAAGAGAAAAAGGGTTGGCTAGACAGACTGCTGAAATATTTTTTGCTGATCCAGAGGGTAGTTTTACAAGTGATGAAGCTGTAGGACAAAATATTTTACAGTATCCAGTAGTGGGTGGAGCTATGGCTGCTGCTGGTGAAGCAGCTAGAAGAAAAATGTCTCCTATTAGTGGTTTGCCTAAAGATAGAAAGGCAGCTAAAGAAGCAATAAAAAAACTAGCAAAAACCAAAGAAGGAAAAGGGTTTTTAAAAATATTAGCTAGAAGAGCTCCTGGTATGTTAGCAAGAAGAGGGGCTTTGGCAGCAACTGGAATAGGTGCTATACCCGCACTAGTAAGTTTGATACCAGAACTTGCATATATTGCGGCAGAGGTGTATGCTCCAGAAACAACTACAAAAGTTGAGGAAGCAGTGGGAGGAACTTTGAAAAATATAGGTGGCGGCATTATGGACATGTTCCGTGGTGACGATAATTTTCAGGTAGGACAAAATACTAAAAAAGCACATGGCGGACGTGTGCATAAATTTTCTGGTGGTATCATGTCAGCAGCAGGTATGGCCTTCCCACAATTTATAAATCAAATAGCAAACCCAGTACAAAATCAAATAACAAACCCAGTACAAACTAATATATTACCCTCACCAAATGTAATGCTTCCGTATACTCCTTTCATGACACCTGAGTATGCAGCACAATATTATTCACAAAACTTTGGAGCAGGTGCGGCTACACCAGCTATTACTCCTGCTGTTATGCCAACATCAACAGGTACAACAACATCTGATCCAGGAAACATTGCATCTAATGTAGGATCACCGGTTGGAGCAGGCGCAGTCGGATATGGATCTCCAGCTGCACCAATCTTTGCACAACCACAAAGAGGCGGTGAAGGAAATCCAAATGCAAATGCAACAACTATTGATGCTTTTGGTAATACTGTACCGGCAAACTCAACAGCATATGGTATTGATCCAGCAACAGGTAATTTAGTTGCATCTTTTGTTCCTAGTCACACAACAATGATTTCAGTAGGTGATCCAGCACCAGCACCATTACAAACAGCTTACGATATGTACAATATGATACCGTCAGCAACTAGACTTGCTACAAGTTTACTAAGTAGTGTATTTAGTCCATCAGAAGCAGCTGAAGCTGCAGAAGCGGCAACAGCTTCAGGAACTACTACGCCAACAGATAGAGATGTTAATATGGGAGCAGGACCTACGTCTACTCCTTCTGTTTCTGCTTCACCTACATCAACGCAAGGTAGATCACCGTTTAGTGGAAGCAGCACTATGAATAGTTCTATGAGCGTGGGTTATGGTCCAGGACAAGTTGATCCTGGTTTAGCAGCAGCATTATCAGGTAGACCTGCAGCAACAATAAGTAATGCTCCAATGTCTGGAATCTCTCCTGGTCAATCTAGAGCAATGATAGGTAACACAAGTTTAGCAGGTATGAGCCCAGCACAAGCTAGAGAAGCTATTTCTACACAAGGTAGATCACCATTTAGTGGAAGCAGCACTGTCAATAGATCATCTTCTACTCCATCTTCACCTCCAGGATCAACTCAAGGAAGATCACCTAGAGGTGCAGTAGGATATGGAGCTCCAGGAAACTTTGGAGCAGCAAATGCAGCAGCGCAAGCTATGGGCTATGCTGGAGCGGTTGGTAATACTAATCCAAATACAGGTGTAAGAAGTGCAGTAACTGACAAACACGGTAATCCAATAGGGTATGGTAAAAAGAGCAGCACAGCTAGTAAATCTAGTAAACCTAGTACAAGTACACAAGGTCAATCAAGAAGAGGAGGTACAACATCTAGTCGTTCTAGTTCAGCTACCTCATCAACCCAAGGTAGATCAAGAAGAGGAGGCGTGACGTCTAGTCGTTCTAGTTCTCCAAGTGCATCAAGTCAAGGTAGATCAAGAAGAGGAGGACGTAGAGGCGGACGTAGAGGCGGCGGCGGTGGCGGCGGCGGTGGCGGCGGCGGCGGCGGCGGAAGCGGCGGATGCTTTGTTAAAGGAACTATGATCCAAATGTTAGACGGAACAGAAAAAGAAATTACAACAATTAAAGTTGGAGAAGAGACTAGAGGTGGAACTGTACAAGCTAAAATGGAATTTGAACCACAAGTAATTTACAATTACATGGGTGTAGAAGTTTCTGGTTCGCATTGGGTAATAGAAGATAATCAGTTTGTTGCGGTTGAAGATAGTAAGCGCGGTATTAGAACAGACAAAGTAGAACCTGTACATACATTTAAAACTTCTGATAATAGAATATGGATTAAAGATATTGAGTTTGGTGATTTTGAAACAGGAAGTGATGATGATTGGGAGCCACACTTTGAAGCTGTTAGACAAAAACTTAATGAAGAATTAAGGAATGGCTAACAAAAAAGAAAAGAAAATCAGCAAGGTAATGCGTGAGTTTAAAAATAAAAAATTAAACATTGGCAAATCTAAGAAAAAGGTTAAGAATAGGAAGCAAGCCATAGCTATCGCATTAAGCGAAGCGGGTGTAAAAAAGAAGAGGAGGACAACATGATCCAAGACTTAAGAGATAAAATTATAGACAAGTGGACTGAGATGGGTTGGAAAACCAAAGTCATCGGTGCCGCTATCATCGTCATAATTCTAATAGGAATAATCACATAATAAAATGATACTTGACGTAGTCAAACTAGCAATCGGCGCTGGCACACACATAATGAAAAATAGACAGCAGCGCAAAATGCTCGAGTCAGATGCTGCTATGTTGCATGCACAGAAAATGGCTAATGGTGAAATCGAGTATCAGGCAGCCGTAAGACAGTCAAACGACAAGGGATGGAAAGACGAATTCGTTCTTATTCTCGTGTCGGCGCCCGTGATATTGTTGATATGGAGTGTCTTTAGTGAAGATCCAGACATTCAAGCTAAACTGCATATGTTCTTTGAGCAGTTCAATAATCTCCCTTTCTGGTACCAGACCCTATTCGTCGGGGTCGTTGCGAGTATATACGGTTTGAAGGGCGTTGATATTTTCAAGAAAAAGTAGATTGACTTAATTTTACATTAGGGGGAAAAATGGGGGGTGAAGATAAACCCAAGAATCCGCTTGACGTATTCTGGGAACAATTAGGAGACAAGGAGAAAACAAATGTCCGAAGCTACAGATCCGATAGGAGTAATATACAAACTAAAAAAGAGCATGCAGGCTCAAATGGACGCCCTCGTACAAACCCTCGCAAACGGAGGGATTGACACAATGGACGAATATAAATATATAATAGGTAAGATCCACGCAGTGGATGGAATTAATCAGGAACTCTCTAACCTGCTAGAACCAAAGGAGCCAAAACCAGATGACCCAGACAACGTCACACGCATTAGAAGATAAATACAATGCAGAAGATGATGCTAAAAAGATAAGTATTCACGAAGCATCAAAAGAACCCGAAAAAACAAATTTAGATAAATTACCTGACCCTACGGGTTGGCGTATTTTAGTTATGCCTTTTAGAGTTAAAGAAAAAAGTGAAGGCGGAATTATTATTGCACAAGAAACATTAGATAGAGCACGAGCAGCTGTACAAGTTGGATATGTTCTAAAGATGGGACCTCTTTGTTATGATGACAAAGATAAGTATCCTACAGGGGCTTGGTGCAAACCAAAAGATTGGGTGATCTTTGCAAGATATGCAGGATCACGCATGGAAATAGAAGGTGGAGAAATTAGAATGCTAAACGATGATGAGATACTTGGGACCATTGATGATCCTAAAGATCTTATTCACGCAATGTAACATAGAGGAGGATAATCTATGCAAGATGAAGAATATAACATCGATGTCGGTGAAGCCGACGAACAAGAAACAGAGATTGATCTAGAAGCTACGGCACCAGAACAATCTTTAGAAGAGGAGGTAGAAGTTGAAAAAGTTGCGGACGATAGTCAGCCCGCTGACACATCTGAGGAACCTGCTGAGCAGTCTGATGTTCAGAAAGGCGAACTCAACGAATACAGCGAAGGCGTACAAAAAAGAATAGCTAAACTTACTCGTAAAATGCGAGAAGCTGAAAGGCAAAAAGAAGAAGCTATTGCTTATGCTAAAACGCTACAACAAAAATCAGACAACGCTCAAACACAAGTTAATCAAATGGGCGTTGATTATGCAAAAGAGTTGGAAGACAAAATTGCTACAGGAAGAATAGCAGCTAAATCAGAAATGAGAGCTGCTTTAGAAGCTGGTGATGTAGAAAAACAAGTTGCTGCTCAAGAAGCTATAGCAAGATTAGCTATGGAAGAAAACAGACTAGCACAGTTAAAAATGCAAAACGAGCAAGCTACACAGGTACAACAGCAACCACAAAACATAGCTCAAATGGCTCAAGAGATGCCGTCGCAGAATGAAATATATAATGCTGCACAGCAAATTGACCCAAAAGCTACTGAGTGGTCAGCTAAAAACACCTGGTTTGGTACTGATAATGCAATGACTTATACTGCTTTTGACATTCATAGAACCCTTGTAGAACAAGAAGGATATGATCCTTCATCAAAAGAATATTATGATGAAGTAGATAAGCGAATAAGACTTGAATTCCCACACAAATTTGCTAATAATAAGGAATCTACAGCTGAGACTCCGGTCCAGACTGTTGCAAGTGCTAAACGTCCAGCCGCAAAAGGACGCAGAAAAACTGTGAAACTCACACCATCACAGGTAGCTATTTCTAAAAGACTAGGTGTGCCACTCGAAGAGTATGCGAAACAATTAGCCGCGAAGGAGGTATAAGCATATGGAAAAGAAAACGAATAAAAAAACTTCCCGCGCGAGTCAGACTCGGGCTAAAACTGAAAAGCCTAAAGTATGGACTCCTCCATCATCACTAGATGCACCACCTGCGCCTGATGGGTTTAGACATAGATGGTTACGTGCGGAGAGTATGGGGTACGACGATACCAAAAACATCTCTGGCAAAGTTAGATCTGGATGGGAGCTCGTAAGAGCTGACGAATATCCGGACAGCGAGTATCCAGTTATAAGCTCAGGTAAATACGCAGGAGTCATAGGAGTTGGTGGCCTTGTGCTGGCAAGGATATCCGAAGAGCTCGCAAAGTCTCGTGAAGAGTATTTCGCAAAGAAAACTGCTGATCGAAACGAAGCAATTGAAAACGATGTCTTGAAGGAACAGCACCCAAGTATGCCAATCAATCAAGAGAGGCAGACTCGTGTAACTTTTGGTGGCTCAAATAAAGACTAGTCTTTGTTTAACCATCGATTTAATCAACTAACCCTTTAAGGAGGATAAGACTATGGCAAATATAAATGCCCCTTTTGGTTTTAATCCAGTTGAGAAGATCGGCGGAGGCGCTCCAGGAAAACTAGCTAGTTACACTATCGCTAATAATGAGGCTAACTCAATATTTCAAGGCGATGCTGTAATGAACGATTCAGGTAACGTGCAGCAAGGCGCTGCCGGTGCTAACGATCTAACTGGTGTTTTTTGGGGATGTAAATACGACGATCCTACAACTAATAAACCAACATTTAAAAATCAGTACGCACAAGTAGCAGCTGAAGCTGAAGCTTTTGTTTATGACGATCCATACCAAGTATTCGAAATACAAGGTTTAACTGGAACTCAGTCACAAAGATCAGACATTCAGAAATCAGCTGATATCGATGCTACTGACGGTTCAACAACAGACGGAGTAAGTGGAATGACTGTCGATCTGACTTCACTAGCAGCTGCTGGTGCAGAACAACTAAACATAATCGGTTTTGGTGGAAACGAAGAAAGAAACCAAATTGATTCTGATGGTTGTGCTGTCTATAAAGTCGTGATCAACATGCATACTTACGCCAATAATTAATAGCAGGAGGACATAAAAAATGGCTATATCAAGACAACAACTAGCTAAAGAGCTAGAGCCAGGTCTAAATGCATTATTTGGACTTGAGTACAAAAACTACGAAAATCAGCATGCTGAAATTTTCGACACAGAAAACAGTGACAGAGCTTTTGAAGAAGAAGTAATGTTATCTGGTTTCGACAAAGCAGGCGTTAAGTCAGAAGGCGCTGCTGTTGCTTACGACAACGCGCAGGAAACTTTCACTGCAAGATATCAACATGAAACTATTGCGTTAGCATTTAGCTTAACGGAAGAAGCGATTGAAGATAACTTGTATGACAAGATTTCTACTCGTTACACAAAAGCACTAGCACGTTCTATGGCTCAAACGAAGCAAACTAAAGCTGCGAATGTATTGAACAATGCATTTAAAGCTTCTGGTTACAACGGCGGTGACGGTGAGTCTCTAATTGGAAACGCTCACCCAACTATCGCTGGTAACTTAAGTAACAGACCAGCTACACTAGCTGACTTGTCTGAGACTTCTCTTGAGCAAGCAATGATCGACATTGCTAGCTTCAAAGACGAGAGAGGACTTAAGATTGCTGCAAAGGCAATGAAACTAATCATTCCTTCAGCTAACCAGTTCGTTGCTGAGAGACTAATGAAGTCTGCTAATCGTGTCGGCACAGCTGATAACGACATTAACGCACTAAGATCAATGGGAATGGTTCCTCAAGGTTATGTAGTGAATAACTTCTTAACTGACGATGACGCATTCTTCTTGAAGACTGACGTGCCTAATGGCTTGAAGCACATGGTCCGTGCGCCGATTAAAACGGCTATGGAAGGTGACTTCGAAACTGGTAATATGAGATACAAAGCCAGAGAAAGATACAGCTTCGGCTGGTCTGACTGGAGAGGTATCTACGGTTCTGACGGTTCTGCTTAATAAGTAGCACTGTTAGGTCATACCTAAATTAAGGGGCGCTTCGGCGCCCCTTTTTATTTGCAATCATAAAATTAAAAGCGTATATTCGAGGTACTGCACATAAAAACAGTTAGTATAGACGCGTGCAGTAGACAATTCTCAGGACTATACTAGCGGAAATAGGAGAAACATTATGGCTAATACAACATTTAGCGGTCCGGTCAGATCGGAAAATGGTTTTAAAACTATTATAAAAAACTCAGCTACTGGTGGTGTTACTAATGACATGACTTTATCAACCTACAGCACATCAATTACGATTGCTGCATCAGGAACAGATCATAAAGAAGCGTCAATTGGTATACCTTCAAACTTCATCCCAATGGGTGTTGCTGTTACAGTAACAAGTGCAGCTGCTAACAACGTCAACTTAGTTGACATTGGAACAGATGCAGACACAGACGGGTTTGTTGATGGAATTGCTGTTGCTATCAATTCAACAGGTTTCAAAGGATTCTTTCCTTGCAACGGAGCTTTAGGAATGTCTGGTGGAGCAACAACTGCAGCTACTGAAACAGCTGACGAAGTTGAAGTTGTTATTTCAGGCACTGCTGGAGCAGGCGGAGTTATAGCACTTAAGTTTTTTGGTTTATCATCTGATTCACCAACAGCTTAATTATTAATTTAATGTGGGGCTTCGGCCCCACAAATTTAGGAGGATAATATTATGAGCGGTGGATCTTTTACATCTGATCAAAAGACGGCACACGCAACTGCTACTGGAGTTTTAGTAGGTGGGCCTTGTAGGGTTACATCTATACAAGCAAAAGGTAATGCAAGTGGTTCTGTTGTTTTGCATGACAATGCAACTACAGGTTCGGGTACATCTCATACTTTTCTTTTTGGAACAGAAGGACTAGAAGTTTATGTTCCTGGAAGCGGAATTAGAATGAGAAACGGTTGTCACTTAACAATCTCTGGATCAGGCGGCTGCACTATTACGTTTAACTAGGGGGATAAATGGCAACATCAGGAACAGCTACATTTGAAAGTAGCTTTGATATTGATGACATTATTCAGGAAGCCTATGACAGAATAGGTATAAATGCTGTTAGTGGTTATCAGTTAAAATCTGCAAGAAGATCTCTTAATATATTATTTCAAGAGTGGGCTAATAGAGGACTACACTATTGGCAAGTAGCTAATACTGATCTTGATTTAGTAGAAGGGCAAGCAGAGTATATTTTCTATAGAAACGCTACTGATGGTACAAGTGCAACTACTGCACCAACAAACGGTATATATGGCGTCCACGATATTTTAGAAGCTACTTATAGAACAGGAAGAGCAACTACATCACAAAATGATTCTGCCCTTACTAAAATAAATAGGTCTACATATTCTGGTTTATCTAACAAACTAAATAAATCTCAACCGACACAATATTATGTGCAAAGATTTATAGATAGAACAGTTGTAACTCTATACCCTACACCAGATAATACAGCCGCAGGAAATTTTGTTTCTCTTTATTATTTAAAACGAATACAAGACGTAGGAGCTTACCAAAACCAAGGTGATATTCCTTACAGGTTTGTTCCGTGTATGGTTTCTGGTTTAGCTTTTTATCTTTGTCAAAAAGAGAAACCAGAACTTTGCCCAAATATGAAATTGTATTATGAAGATGAACTACAAAGAGCTTTAACAGAAGATGGTTCTTCAAGTAGTACTTATATAACACCACAGGCTTATTATCCAAATGTCTAATTTTTCTACAGGTAAATACGCAAAAGCACTATCAGATAGAAGTGGACAAGAGTTTCCATATAGAGAAATGGTAAAAGAATGGAATGGTGCGTTTGTACATAAAAGTGAGTTTGAACAAAAACATCCACAATTAGTTCCTAGAAAATTTAGTGGTGACGCACAAAGTTTGCAAAATGCAAGACCAGATAGAACAGAACCGCCTGTTGCACGTTTACTAAATCAAGATTCTTTTTCAACAGCAGGCCAAGGAACAAATGTAATTACAGTCAAGGAAACAGCACATGGACGTTCTACAAACGATACAGTAAGATTTAGAGATGTATTGGCTTTTGACGGTATTACTAAAGAAAAACTAGAATTAGCAGTAGGCTATTCAATTACAAAAGTTGATGATGACTCATATACATTTGTTGTTAATACTGATACTGCTACATCTGGAAATAAAAGTGGAGGAGGTGGACTTTCATCAGCGGGTCCTGTAACATTAACACCATGACAACATACACAGAATTAGTACAACAAATTAGAGATTATACAGAAACAGATAGTGCTGTTTTGACAGATGCTATTTGTAATGATTTTATTGAGCATGCTGAAATACGTATATTTAAAGATGTAGATTTAGATTGTTACAAAGATGTTCAGAATGGTTCTACAGCAGCTAACAACAGATGGGTTCCTTTACCAGGACAAACCTCAGCAGAAGAAACACCTAGATTAACTGACATGACCACCATCAGATATGTTACTTTATATCTAGATTCAGGCACAAAAAAAAGATACCCGCTTACTAGAACTGATGCTGATTTTATGAATGAGTACTACGATACGCCAGAAACTGGCTCTACTTCTGTACCAAAATACTATGCACAGTGGGACCAAGGGACATTAGTTCTTGCGCCAACTCCTAATGCAATATATAAATTTGAGGTAGGTTTTACAAAATTACCTGCGGGACTATCTTCGTCTAACGCAGAAAACTGGGTTAGTGCAAATGCACCTAGAACATTATTGTATGCCTGTTTATGTGAAGCATTTAAGTTCTTGAAAGCTCCACAGAACCAACAAGTGTATGAGCAATCATATAGAGAATCTGTAACAGCACTTGCACAAGAACAAATGGGTAAGAAACGAAGGGATGAGTACAGGGACGGAGCTATTAGAATTCCAATACCTAGTGCTAATCCATAATTAGGAGAAAACTATGGCAATATCACAAGCAGTTTGTAATGTTTTTAAAATGAACTTGTTAAAAGGCAACCATGATTTTGATGGAGGAGCAACTTACAAGATCGCTCTTTATACTTCTTCGGCTACCATGGGTGCTACTACAACACATTATGTTACTACAAACGAAATTACTAACACATCAGGATCAGCTTATACACCTGGAGGGAACACACTAGCTAACCCATCTGTAACAGGTGGTTCTGGAGTTTCACCGGCGTATGTTGACTTTGATGATACATCTTGGACTAACGCATCTTTTACAGCTAACGGTGCCTTAATATATCGTGGTGATAACAACTTATCTAATACGGATGCAGTTGTTGTTCTAGCGTTTGGTGGTGATTTCACAGCAAGTAACGGAACATTTACAGTTCAATTCCCAACAGCGGGTGGTGGATCAGAGATTATTAGGCTAGCGTAGGGGGTGTAAATGGCTTTTGTCCTAAACGATAGAGTCAAAGAAACGACTACCAGCACTGGTACAGGCACTATAAATTTAGCAGGTGCAGGCTCTGGCTTTGAAACATTTGTATCAGGTATTGGTGATGGTAACGAAACTTTTTATTGTATAATAAATTCTAGCACAGGTAACTTTGAAGTTGGCATAGGTACAGTAACTGATGCTACACCAGACACACTTTCTAGAACTACAGTATTATCAAGCTCAAATTCAGATAGTTTAGTTAACTTTGGAGCAGGTACAAAAGATGTATTCTGTACATTACCTGCAGCTAAAGCTGTTGTAGAAGATGGCTCTAACAATGTAAATATTGGCAATAATATAACTCTTGGCGGTACGGTTGACGGAGTTGATATTGCAACAAGAGATGGCATATTAACTTCTACTACAACCACAGCAAACGCAGCTTTACCAAAAGCTGGTGGCACAATGACTGGTGATTTAATATTTGGCGATGGTGTTAAAATAGAAATAGGAGACGCTACAGGTGGAGATTTACAAATATATCACGACAGTAGTGATAGTTATATAAGTGAAGAGGGAACTGGAACTTTAATTATAAGAGGATCAAATGCTGTAAGACTTACAAATGTAGGTGGTGATAACATGTTCTTGGGTAATGATGGTGGAGCAGCAGAAATGTACCATGCGGGAACTAAAAAATTAGAAACCACGTCAAGCGGTTTTAACGGGTTAGGCGATACATTTACATTTAGTACTGGTGGAACAGAGTTTGGTAGAATCGAAAATGATTCGAATGACATGTACATTCGCTCAATGGTTTCAGATAAAGATATACAGTTTAGGGGTAACGATGGTGGATCTGAAATATCAGCTCTTACACTTGATATGTCAGAAGCCGGTAATGCCACATTTAATGGCACCGTAGCAGGTGATTTAGTATCAGCACACCCAACAGAAACAAGTTTTGCAAGTGATGACTTGATTGCAGTTTATGATACGTCTGCAAGTGCAATGAAAAAAGGAACTATAGCAAATGTTACTTTACAAGGACCAACAGGACCTCCTGGACCTCCAGGTGGTGCAGGCGGACCAGGACCTAATGGTCCTCCAGGACCAAACGGACCTCCAGGTCCAACAGGATCATTCTCACCAGGCAGTAGTATTTCTTGCTCTACACTTACTGCGACCGGAAACATCACAGCGTATTCGAGTGACTCTCGTCTTAAAAACTTTGATGGTAAAATAGAAAATGCACTAGATAAATTAAAAGAGCTGTCTGGTTATTATTACACATGGAACGACAAGGCAAAAGAAATAGACCCTGTTGCATTTAAAGATAACAAAGAGGTTGGAGTCAGTGCGCAAGAAGTAGAAAAAGTTTTACCTGAAGTCGTAACAGAGGCACCTATTGTTCAATTACATAAATTATCGGAAGACTACAAGACAGTTCACTATGATAAACTTATACCGTTAATCATAGAAGCAATAAAGGAACTGGATAAAAAATGCCGATAGCAAACGCACCATTTGCAGCCGCTCCTTTT